AGTCAGCTCGCCAATTAACGACCTCGCGACCGCTTCGAGTTTTTTGACTGAGCAGCCTGGACAGCTTTGTCACGACTGTTCTTCGTGATGTAAAGATTGAAGTCCATGAATGCAGCATCGCAAGTGAATTGATTGCGAATAACTACATCCTTCGGAGTGAGCTCAATCTTCTGACCGTCCACTTCAACAGTGGCTGACGGAACGTTGTCACCAACGCCGACCAGAACCTTGCGAAGAGCTTCACTGCGAGTCGATGTTTCCACCAGCTCTTCCCAGTCTTCCGTCGGAAGCGCTTCGAACTGCGCGTCGAACTGGAAGTTCTTCCAGGAGTTCGGCCCTTCGCCCGGAACCTGACATTTCACTGTCAACCAAAAACGATTTGAACCAACGAGGTCTACTGCTACGTTATCAGACATTATGCTCTCCTTTCATGCCTGTGATTAAATGGTTCCGAACTCAAGAGAGAATTCGTCACCGCCAGTGTTGGACGGGATGCAGCGACCGGTCAATTCCCAACCGAGATCTCCATCGATGTCCACTTCATTGATCTGCTCGATTTGACCGCGAACACGCAGAGTCGAGTAGAGCGAAGTCATGTTGTGACGCATTGATGCAGTCATAATCTGACCTGCATCGCGAACAGCCCACGGATTGAAGTCAGCCAGCGCAGTCCTCGCGATACGAAGAGAGAAAGTAGGCTGGCGACCTGAGATGCTGTTGATCGACTTGCTCGTGTATTGCTTGTTCGTCAAAGCAGAACCGAAGTCAACAGACAGCTCCTTCGCCCACAGATTGAGATCAGTGATCGAAGCGTCAGCGACGCTCAGCATCGCGACAGTGTTGCTCGCTTCCAACGCTTCCGGCACATACGAAGGAAGAACGACAGCCGGAAGAGACTCAGTTGTCACGTTCTCGTAATTTCCAAGAACGCGAGAACGGAACCTAGCGATTTCACCGATAGTCATTGCCATACCGGTGAGAGCAGCTCTAGCGCCGAGAATTTTCTTGACATAGTCAACATGCCAGAAATACGCGGAAGCAGAAACGATGCCAGTGCTGATCGGATTGTAAATCGTCGTTCCACCGACCGCATCCAGAACCTTCGCCATCCCACCCATCCGCAAGAGGATGTCATAATGCGGAGTTCCGTCCGTAGAGGCGCCAGGAATCGAAGGAGGGTAGATTTCAACGTCACCTTCGATGAAGGCTCGGCGATTTGAGACCGCGAAGCTGTCTCCACCAAAGAACGTGCGATCCACCGGACGCTCTACTGGATCAAACTCGGTGCCGCTGGTGCCATTCAGCATCATGATACCGTCTGTTGTAGCAGCAGGAGTCGCGTCGGTTCCTTCCGTGGTTTCTTCCTTGATAGCGACGCCGCGCTTTTCAAAGGATTCAAGATTCGGCTGTGCCATGATTTAATCCTCCAAGTTGGATTTGATTTCAGTTTCGTCATCGGTGACCACGAAGTCATCCTCGTAGTCTTTCTCCACCTCCGTTGACTCACTCTCAGGAGGACTTTCTACATTCAGGTCATAAAGCTTTCCGTTGACCCGAACCCATTTTCCGTCATGCTTCGGAAGTTCCAGTTTCATGTTAATTTCCTCAGTCTGATGTCAGCAGTGAAAAACATGTCAGCGATAAGAATTGAAGTATCCGCCGGACCATCTTCTGTTCTTTCAAAAGACATTGGACTCTCCGCGCCTTCTGGCGTCCATCCGAACAGACAGTCATATACTTGTCCGAAAACAGAATCCATAACAGTTTCAATACTGTCTTGTCCGTCTTCGTATCTTTGCAAAACGATACGAACAGGAACTGTGGATTTCATTTTCTGATGATGCAAGCCGCTATATGACTGACGTCCCGCAACCGAAACAATCTTCTGACCCGCGACCCAGATAGCCGGGAACGTCTGAGCATACGCTGTCATGTAGTCTCTTTCGTATGCCGTTCCAAACCTGATCGTTTCTCCTGAAAGAACAACACTCGCGGCAAGATGATCTCTGATTGACTCAAGATTAAGTCTCATTTCAAAGAGTCCTCCAAACCTTTTATCAATTCTTCGTTAATGTCTTTCTGCCATTCTCGAGGAATAGCAACGATTCCAGGAGGCTTGATCGGCATAATAGGTCTTGCAGGTAGATTGATCTCGCTTGCTCCAAACTGATGAGGAACGACCGGTCTATTTTCAGCGCCGATAGAAATCCTTCCACGATTGTCGCTTGTAACTACTCTGTCAAGACTCCTGAAAAGAACGCCTGTTGCGAGAAGAATAGAGTTCCTGTTTATATTCTTCCTTCTTCTTCCCTTGATAGTGTTCGGTTTCAACTCTTTCCATTTCTTTCCGTACGGACTTTGTTGAGCCTGAAAGCTGTCTCTGATCTTTCTGTCAAGAACGAACAACGCGGCAGTTATGACTTTTCTCGGATGTCTAGCATAGCGACGGACAAGTTCCAGTCCTCTGCTGAGCTCTGAGTCATCCATTTCAAAGTCTAGGTCGTTCATCCTTTTCTCGTCACTACATTCCAAAGAATGATTGTTTCAGAAGGCTTTTCTGGAGTTACGTCAACGATAACTTCATCGCGAGTGTCAGAGATAAAACGATCTCCAATTTTTGGTTCATTGGTGCCGTCAGAACTGACAACGTATTCAAAATCACCTATCGGAGCGCCAGTGTCAGGATCAATCTTTTTCGGAGAACCCGATCCTAGAGCGCTCGCAGTGAATTCTGAGATGGCACCTCCTGATAATGTTCTCCTGATGATCACAGAGAAACCTTTCGAGTAAAGCTTTGCGGAAGCGCTTTCTCTCTTGAGGATGTAGACGATCTCGCTCACTTGATCAGCCTTCTTGAGTTATTTATGAACGGAGACATCAAGGCGTCAGGAACTGGATATCTGCGGAAACGATTAGGTCTTGAGCTTGCATACCTTACTGATTCTGCGAGAGCTCCTCTGCCTAGACCTTCTGATCTTTGGATGACATCTTTGTTTGAATCATCGTGCGTTGGATCAGGAGCTAGCTCGGCGGTTAATGCTCTCAGAGCATATTCAAAACAAGCCGCCTTCAGCTTCAATGGCACAGGAAGGAAAACCGTTCTCGGAAATTCCAAGGATTGCTCTTCAGTGGATCTAAATCCTCTCAGCAGTCCCGCCCATCTCAAATCAATGTAATCTGTTGCCTTGATCAGCGCCGTTTCTTTCTCTGTTTCGCTTCCTGTCCACGATACATTGCCTCTGACAGTCCAGTAGCCATCAGCCTCAGCGACGCTTGCATAGCTGTTCGCATTTTCTAGACCTGTACCATCTTCAACGACGATGATCATTTTCTTCTCCGTCTGACTGAGGCAAAGATTCAATTACCTCTTTGTCAAGATTACAAGCAACGACTTCAACGGCGCATTGAATCATTGCGTCTTCCAATTCTTCATAGCTTGATTCTGAATCAAGGAAAGGAAGAGAATGTTTTCTGGTCAAGCTTTCGGGCGCAGAAACTGGAACTTCTTTAATCACCGTTTTGACTTCGTATCGGATCAAGGGTTCTGAGGATTTCTCCATACATCCTGCCAAACTCGTCACGAACAGGATGCAAAGAGCAATCAGTAGACTCTGCTTCAGAAAGCGTTTGCCGATTTTGATTTGCTTCACGAATTCTCTCCTTCCTTTCTTCTTCTCTCATCGCAACAGCTACAAGAGTTTCGGATTCAATCCTGTCAAGTTCTTCAAGTCTTCTCTCCGCGAGCGAAGCAAAAATCTCGACTTGGTTTGCATTGTGCACCGCTGCCGACTTGAAGGTCAAGGTCCTCACCTCGCATTGAGAGAGTTCCTCATTCTTCTTGACTAGAGAACGCTCAAGATTTTTGACCTTGATCACTATCCCCGCCGATCCTATCACCAGAGCCAAGATTGCGATCCCCATTGAGATTAACTTGATCTGACCCGGAAGCATTGACCACTCCTACTCTCATAAGGATAATTGCGAGGATGACATACATGCTAATGAATCCGAATAGCAGCTCATCCAACTCTCGTCCCCATGCAAGATTGATCAGCAAAGCGACGCAAACAAAAACAATGAAAATTCCCACCATAACTGAAAGCATTCTTGCCTTCGCTGGCACTTGACCTCTTATTGAAATTAGTGCTGTCCAAATTGAAGTGAACCTGTTCATTCGTATTTGAATCTCGTTTGATGAAAATTCAACACTTCAGTTCTTCTGTCAATGTGAACGAAAGTCTTTGCAATTCCGACTGACCATCCTTGGAAAAGAGCGAGTTCTATCAGCCTTTCTTTGAACCCTTCGCTGGTCACGCGAATATCGATTGCACAAGTTCCGCCTGTCGGCCAGTATGGGAAGTCGTAAACGTGCAATGAACGAAAATGGCCTTTTGATCTAGCGTTGTGAGCTCTTGATCGACAGCAGCTATTCACGATCATTTTCTCGCCAAGATCAATCCTCAGTCTTCGCAAAGCTTTCGCGAAACCAACGGCGAGCAGTAGACCGCCAGAAGACTTGCACTGTAACTCCTCTCTAGAGAAAAGAAGCCGTCCATAAGAGTCAGTTATCAACGCTGCTTCTCCATCATGTAGCTGGTCTGATCTGAGAGGCCAAACCTCACTCCTACCTCTTCACAAGTCGGCATTCTTTTCTCATAACCGAAAGTGCGATAATGTTTTGTGAGCATCTCACTCATCTGCTGGGACATGAAACGAGCTCCGGCTTCGTTGTTTTGAGCAAGAGCAAAACATTGATGACGACGGAGCTCAATTACGTCTCGTGTCCATTTGTTTTGCATCAATTCTATCACTACGTCTCTTGATGCAAATCCTGGGAAAAATGGAGTCAGCCCGAATGAGATCGCAAACGCGACAATGACAAGAACGAAGTTCACTCCGGACAATATCGCAATGAATACTCTCCATCTTGTGATCTCCGCATCCTGAGCATCAGGCGGAGGGATCAAATATCGGACCAACGTCCAAGCGCTCATTTACTTCAAGACTTTCGCCAAGAGTTCAGGGTCAACTCCCTGTTCAAGCAGAGCCTGACGAGCTTTCACTTTCGCTTCACGCTCCTTCGCTGAATTCTGCTGAATAGCGCGAACTCTTTCAGCGTGAGTCTCTTGCGGAACTTTGATGACATGATCATCGTATTCCTTCTGAGCAGCATTCATCTTCGCCTGGATTTTTGCCTTTTCGGCAACAATCTTGTCGATTGATTCGGCAAGAGTTTTTTGCTTTGCTTTGAAAGCCGTCATCTCGTCGACTTCAGGCGCATTCACCTTTTCACTTGAAGTCTTGTTAGAAGGCTTTTCAGTTTGCTTTGAGTCTGGCATTTTGAAATCTCCTAGATGAATCCTTTATCTCACTGACGGGCAGGACGCTATTGACCCGTCAGCGAGAAAAAGGAAAAGTGATCAGGCTTCGCGAGTGATCAGGCGAGCAATCTTGATCTGCTTCCGTTCCGGGAAGACTCTCTGCCAGGAACCAGCAGAAGCGAGATTGTTGGAAGTGGAAGCATTGCTCGGACCACCGACAGGAGAAGTGCCGACATACGCGCAACCGACGGGATGGATGACCCATTCCACGCGAGAGTACAGGCATTCCGAACCGGAACCATTGCCAGAATCAGGATCGCGATCAACTTCGGTGGGGACCTCAGGAGCACCCATGCCGAGCTGGATCGCGCCACGACCGAACAGAAGCGTTTCGTAAATGCCGCCAGCAGCCGGAACCGAGTCATCGACGATAACTTCACGATTCAGATAAGTGGGAATCCGAATCTGATCAGTAGCGTCGGGGATGTAATCGATCAGGTTCAGCTTCTGCATCCGATTGAAGACGACAGAGTGAACCATCATGAGAGACAGGTCCTCCATCGAATCGCCCATCGTAAGCGTCGTGTCCAGGAATGCGGCAGCAGAGAAATTAGTGATGCCGTCACCGAAACTTAATCCGGAGATGTCATTCGTCATGTCGTCAACAACGTGCTCTGAACCAGCAGGAGCAGCAGCGTTATCAGCGAAGACACCCTGAACAGTCGCGAGGAAAGCCGCCTGAGCACGACGAGCCCAATAGGTTGAAACGCGCTGAGCGACGGCTTCAGCCGGATCAGCACCAGACAAAGCCGAAGCCAAGTCCATCGTCTTCCAGGATTGATTTCGCGAAAGACGGACCTGGACTTCCTGACTGGTCTGAACTTTCTTCGGAGTCGAACTTTGATCCGGGTCATCGGACGCGACGTTGTCATCGTCGTCAGCGAGATCCTGGAAAGAAGGAACGTTGAAAGTCAAGCCGCCACCGTTCAAGAACTGATCGAAGGTCGAATTGCGTTCGGCAGCACCGGACGCAATGACACGAGACTTTTGTTCGGTGAGCTGCTGAGTGTATCCCGTGAAGATTTCCGGGACGATGATGTCTGAAATGCGAGTCGCCATGTTGAGTCCTCCTCGGATAGGCGATTGAGAAACAATCGCGCCGAGTCCCATGACTGACGCGAGCAGGAAGATAGGCCCATGCCCGTTGCGCCAATTGTAGCATATCAGGTAAGATAAAGCAACCCGATGAAGGAGTTGCTTCATGATTTCATGGCAAAGATCAGGTTTTTATCTGAACTACCAATTGAAAGACATTGTCAACAAACTCATCAGACACATTCCGGCTTCATTCGGCCACAAAGAAACGATAGCCATACCTGTTTCGTCAGCGGTCACTTCATGCCATTAGGTACTAAAGCCCCTCTTTCCAAATCATTGTCAAACTTGTTCAGACTGAAACGAATCTTCGCTCCAGCAGCAGGAGGACCAATGACCTCAAAGAGGTCAAATCTTACATTCGTGTTCGCAGTCATTGATTTCTCCTAATTAAAGCGAGAGGAGAATGTCTTCTCTCGCTGATGTAGTTACTTCTTGACAGATGGACGAGAACCGCCGATGCTGGTCCCAGCTGCTCTCGCAAGCTGCTGAGCGCGGTCAGGATTCTCTTTGAAAATCTTTCCCTGTTCTGTCATGTTCCAATTGTCAGCAGACCAAGGATTGGAACCGTTGTTGTTCCTTCCGTTTCCGCCACCTGCTCCACCGCCAATACTCTCAGGCCACCAGTGAGGTCTTTTCGGCTGCATGTCCGACAGCCATACGACAGGGTCAATTCCGGGCGTCACGCCGACATTGTCTCGCGTCCTGACATTGTCTTCTTCGTCGACATCGAAAACATTCTCCGCGAGCATCAGAGCATCTTCCAGAGCTTCTTGTCGGACCTTTGACTTTACCGCTGCATCTCTGACTGCATCATGGATCGTGCGACGCTTCTCTTTCTTATGGAAGACTTGCACAGACTCATTCAGCTGATCCCTCTCGCGAGTGATTTCATCGAGCTGTCGCTGAACAGGAGCAAGCGTCGTCTTGATCCTTGCTTCGGCGAGACGCGTCGCCCTTTCTTCAATGTCTCCGCTGGACTCAGCCTTCGCGGCCAGCTCATCATATCTATCAAGCCGTTCTCTCGCTTCTTCCAGATCAACTCCGTTGAGGAAGCTGAACTTGTTCTTCGTTTCTTTGTGATCGTTCCTTTCCTTTTCAAGAGCAGACTGAACACGAGAAACATCGGCTTCGGTTCGCATCCCGTCAATACGCTTGAGATGGAACTTTCCGCCCCTCTCTTCGTAAAGATCGTGATACTTCTCTTCTACTTCGTTCATACTGTCAACAACTGCTTTCAACATTTCTTCTCTCCTAGATATTTTCAAACAAATCAGGCATTCTCTTTTGAAGCTCATCCAAAGTCAGCGCGGAACCAGTGCCGTCAATGAACTTATCCAAATTGAGATCGCCTTTACGAAACAGAGCAGCGCGCGTAGGACCCAACGCATCTCTCTGATACTCAGCAGATTGACGACGAAGCCAATCAGTATATGAGATTCTTTCTGATGGACCGCCAATCATGCCAGAAACTCTCTGTGGAGCCCACCTATCAAATTCACCTTTGTATCCATACGGCAAATCTGATCTGGAGTTAACTCCAGTGAAACCTTTTTCTCTAGCAAAATCTTGAACTAGCTCTTTCTCTGTTGAAGGCGTTAAAGGTAGGTCTTTGAGCATGTCCTTCGGCAATACGCTTACTCGGATTGATCTGCAACCGAAATGCAATGGCGGAGTCGGTCCGAAACCTACGGCATATATTTTTCCGTCGTTACTGGCACAAACGAATGTAGTCCTTGAATCAAGGACAGCGATGTATTCTTCTTGCTCCAATACATCGTTTTCTTTGAGAGTCTCGGTCCTTGCCGTTGTTGAAGTATGTGTCGTCAGAGTTCTTGCTACAGATTCAACGTTTCTTCCTGTTTTCAGATAACTGGTTTTCAATCCAGTCATCAAAGGAGCTCCTTCCGTTGTCGCCGCAATGACAGACGATCTTATCGCTGTCATGTCTGTGACTCTTAGGCTGTCAAGCCATTGCCTTTGCGTCCTTCCCTGGACTGGCCTTGCAAGCGCTCTATCCACTGCTGCCGCTGACGGCTTGCTGAAGTCAGCGACTACAGGCAAAGCAGCTTTGATCCTCTGGATAACGAAGTCTGGTTCTGATCTCGCTAATTGCCTCAATTCGTTTACAGCAAGCAACTTCGCTTCATTCCATGCTTGTCGTCTGACTTCTTCAATACGCTTTAACGCCCTCTGAACTTTTCTCCATTGAGCTTCGCTTTCTATAGCGGAAACTCCTAGAAGGTTTGCTCTTGCGATATCATTTATCTTTTCAGAAGATTCGTTGAGAATCTTCATCATGCGATTGCGCAATCCGCGAGCATACCTCAGAAGATAAGTCTGATGTCTAACTGACGAATCAAAAAGTTTTTGATTAGACGTCGTCATCTTCTTCGCCAAGATTGTTCAGAAGAAGTTCTTCTTGCAATTCTTCCATCTCTTCGTCAAAGGTAAGCTTTGTATATCCTCTCTCAGCCAGCACCTTATGAATGCTCTTCAGAGACATCGGAGCTCCTTGACCTTTCGCGATCATCAGCTTATTGAGATCAGCAGGAGCGAAGTCAACAGAACGAAAGTCAATGCTAGCGTTCACGTTTACGCTTTCAGGATCAAGACCTAGCCATTCAGCGATGTCGCGCAATGACTTTTCAAGACCTCCCGCTGCCGCATGAGCAACGCGCGTCAGCGACAATGCTTGAGAGGCGATCCTGGTTTTCAAAGCTTCACCGCTTTGATTATCAGCGACAGAAGCTAAGCCAAGAGACCTTTCTTCTGCTTCCTTCCTGTCGTTCTCGATCGCAGTTCTCTGTTCGCTCAGTCCGTTGCCTGAAACGCCTACATAGAAAGCGTCTCCTTCATGACCGACTTCAATGTAAGAACCATGTCCGATCCTTACATTCTCTTCATCGCTGTCTCTCATGACGTCTTTCAATACAAGAGTTTCTTGACCTTGCATGAAAAGATTTGAACGATAATCGGCGTCAGAGCGATAGATACCAAGACAGATACGAGCAAGACCGATGCTAGGAATTTTCCCAATTTCATGAGACAGGTCTCCGGAGTTGATAAAATGGAACGGGATATAAGAAAGAGTGTTGCCTCTGATCTGAGGAGCAGCCATGCTTTCAATATTGTAATCATCTTCAAAGAGACCGAAATGATAAGAAAGAAAAGAACCTTCTCCCTCCGACAATAGCTGCAAGACTCTATACTGTTCTTTCAGTCTCCAAACGAAGTCATTTACTTCGTAATCAGATTCGTCCAGAACGACCATGGACAGACCTTCATTCTTTTCATAGAACCAATTACGGATTGCTTCGGCTTTATAAATCGCGATAACAGGTTCAGGATTCGTTGTCATTCCGTCAAAGTCAGCCAGCAGTCCGAGTCTTCCGGTCAATAGCTGTTCGAAAGTGATCATGCGATAAAGCTCCATTAGCGTTTCATCGCAAGGAGTCGCACGTTCAATCAGATATTGCATACTTGGCGGAAGCTCAACCTGGATTTCTTGTCGGTTGATCATGCTCACCATGCGATCAACAGACGTTTGAACGTAATCTGGGAATCTCGCTCTTTTCAGATAAGAGGCATATCTTTTTGACCCAAGCTCCTCTGAACCAGACATGCCGTCAGCGATCATCGTGTCAGTAGCAGGTAGATAAAGCGTTCTCTTTCTCTTTATCTCTGTCTCGCCTTCGTAACAATCTCTGACCATAGTCCAGTCATCGATCGTTGAATCAAAACTAGGATGTGTCGCTTTGACGGTCATTAGTTGACTCCTATCACAGAACCTGAGCTCATTGGTCTTAAAATCGGATGATGGAATACGATCGGATATCCGAACGCGTCATTTTGATGATCATGACCAGAATGCTTGTCAGGCTCTCCTGACGAACTATATGTCTGTTGTTCTAAACATTCAGCCGTCACTGGACAAGTCTCGTCGTTCACTGCTACAATACCCTTGCTAAAGGCCATGTTGACAGAATTCACTCTGTCCCTCACTCTCGGATTCCTGCTATTGACTCTTATGGCGAATCCAAAAGATTTTATGATAGACAGGTCTGAAGTTGAAGCGTTCTTTGAAGAAACGCTATTGCCGGAAGCATCTGGATAAACGGTTATCTTGCTTCCTTCAAATTCTCTTTTGAGCCATTCGCAAACATCAGGAGTGTCTGCTCCATTGTCCAATTCTCTCACCTGATGCCATTTATTGCCTCTCATGACAAAGACACAAGCCGCCATCTTGTTGGCGTTGAAGTCCATTCCGACTCTGATAGGTTCTCTCTTCCTATACCTTTCTTCAGAACGACATAACTCTCTGTCATAAGACCTGTACACTTTTCCGCTGGTGATGTTGCACCAGAGACCCTTCACATACGCTTCAACCAATTGCTCGTCGTATGTTTCTTTGAGTCGTTCAACGTAGTCGGAATCAAGATGAGGATTGCTATACGTCGGAGCTCTTACGAACTTATATCCTTCGCCTGGATCTTTTCCCCATCTTGAGTAGGTGAAAGATGAAAATCCATGGTCCGGTGTCGTGTAAGCGAAAATTTGATTACGAAGCTTTTCTCCATCTGGAGCGCGAACGATTGATCTATTACGCGCTACAATCTTGTTCCAAACGTCCTGAGCTTTCTTTTTCGGAAGCGTATCAATCTCGTCAACATGAGACCGAAACACTTCGTATGCAACAATCCGCGCAGGATTGTCCATACTTCTCATGATGATCTGACTGCCGGTCTCAACCGTGCAGATGTGATCGCTCTTGTTCATTGTAAACCGAATTCTGGCCTTCGTCAGTTCTTCCTCCAGACGAGGCATCAGATTCAGTTTCAATAGATCGTATGTTGGGCAGTACGCTCCGACCCTGACACCTGGATTATGCAGAACATCTCTCAGAGCATTACAAATGAGAGACTGAGTCTTTCCGCTTCCATATCCGCCAACGAACAACGGATAATTGTTCTCCATCAGAAATACTTCTGTCTGCGGTCCTGTCAGCTCTATGCGATTCATTGACCATTTTTCTCAATGAACCAATTGTAATGATTACTGATCCAGCAGTTGAAAACTCTGTCAGTCAATTGAAGATATCCGAATTCTATCTCAGTCACAAGCATAGACGCAGGAATCAGAAAATTCCATTTGTCTCTGTTCATTCTGAATGCAACGATAGGAATCGGATTGTCTTCTTTCTCTCTAGCAGCTTGAACAACCTGTGTCCATGACATATAAAGATCAAGCTTTTCTCTTCGCTTTACCTCGAAGCAATATGGCTTGACACAGAGAATGTCTGCTCCACCTGAACGAACTTGCTCTAGATTTCTTTTCGGAGTGAAATCTAAAGACAAGACATTCTTGATGTATTCGGCGAACTCTCTTTCTCCGTTCGCTCCTTTCCTTCTTGCGTTAGCCATCAGCTAGTCAGTTTCAGTAACACGCCGCGAACCTCATCTTCAGGAATTGAAGTCTCGCCGTCGATCATTGACTTGAGAAAGCGAATCGCTTCCAGCTTTGTCTTTCCGTCGAACCATTTTGAACCGCCTCCGTATGCGGTAGCGATGTCAATGGCTTCCTGGGTGAGAATGGACTTTCCTTCCGGAAGAGTGAATTTAGCAATAAGCTTCAAAGCATTCATCAATTCATCTTTCTCTTCCTCGCTTGTTTTTTCTTCAAGGAGCGCAACAACGATCTCAGAAGAATCTTCAAAACTGACTCCAGATAGAATCATACGCTGAAAGGAAGCCAGCACTTCACAAGCGTAGAAGACGCAGAATTCGTTGTCCTGGTCTTTCAGACGCTTCTTGACTGCTCGCAGTTTGATGAACAGTCGTCGTGCTGAATCTGTTGGGAGAGGGCTCGCGCTCATGGCAGAAGTGTACCATATATAAGTTCGTTTAGCAAGTTTCAACCTCCTTGAAAATCATAAATTCAATAATTAAAACGAGTCTAAAAATAACAGTCAGTCAGACTCTTCAAAGAAGAAAGTTCACAAGAGTTATCAGAAAAAATCTTATGATCAGAAAACGTCTTCAGTCGGAGATTCCGATCAGAATTCGAATCGAGGGCTCCCCGCGACGTTACCCTAGTTCTACCTAAGCTCTACCCATGCTAATTACCCAACCTAATCTATAATAATAACAATAACTTAGCTGAACTCTGTCCTTCAAATGGGTAATTTTTTACCCTATGCTCACTCGGTCGCGACCCCTCTCACGCCCGATCTTAAAAATTACCCATGAAGTCACCTAAGTGATTGTTTTAATTAACAATTAGGTTGGGTATAGTCCGGGTAATAGTCCGGGTAAGTTACCCAAGTTGTCCCCCATCTGAATGCTTATAAAACAGTCACTTACAGGAACGACGTCCTCCAGCCTCGCCGCCTACCCATTTTTGCCGCAAACCGGCCAACCGCTACCCAAGTTGCAATTTAAGATCAAGAGAGATTTGTTAGCCATAACTTGAAATCTTCCGTCATTCCATACGCAATTGAAGCTCTGCTCGCTTCGCATCCTTTTATTGTTCGTATTCTTTTGTTATCTAACTTCTTCAAGTATCCTTGTTCGCACAATTGATCAAGAAGAACGGTCAGTCCAGTGCTGCTCTTTATCCCAAACTTCGAAGACTTCTTGTTCAATTCTTTTATGATCCGATTATGCTTTGTCGCGAAGTTGATAGAAGTAAGAGTTATGACTTTTGCTCTAGCCATAGCAACAGGGAGAGAATACGAAGACGGCTTCGCCAATATCCTCTGAATTGCGTTAGCGATGACAAGCCATGTATTGTCATTTTCGCTACTGTCATGTTCTCGAAGAACACCAGTAATTGCGCCAGCTTCTCTGTCGATAACGTGTTTGATTGTCCATTGATAAGTCTCCTTCTGTACTTCCTTGAATCCATTGAATACGTCAATCAATGAACAGATCTTTACTGCTTTCAACCAAGCTCTCGTATAAACGACTTTTCTGTAGTCGTCTCCATTGAGTCTTGCTTTGTTCTCTAGGTCAACAAAACGATCAGCTTCTTCATCTAGCCAATCTGGGATGATCACATGATTTATTTTTTGACCATTGACATTCGCGTTTTCACACCATTTCAAAGCTTCAGTCCAAAGTTCTTTTATCCTTTTCTCAACGTCTTTTTCAAATCGTTTTCTAGGACTTCTGTTTCTTTTTGGTTTCTCGACATTGAGTCTCAATATCCACATTCTAGGAAGCTCTCCATTGATGTCGCCATCAGTTTTAAGCATCGCATCAATGAAAGACTTTGGAGTTGACTCTTGAATGAGACTGAAATTAGGAGAGTGGATAACTGGTAGAGAATTTTCTTTACTGCTATATTCGTTCGCGCTTTGAACTTCGTCTGCTCCGGACGAACCATACATGGAAAGGATCGTAGCTTTCAATCCACTTGAGTCACCGATGTCAGCTCCATTGATAAATCCGGCTTCAGTGATAACGCTGATTCTATTTGGACTGTCTGTGATCGTCCGCCAGAGAGCAGGAACGCCAGTATATCTCGCGGGACCGATAAACTTCCTTGCATTGATCGGGTCTATCTGACTATATGTCCGCTCTATGATCTTGCGGATCATGTCCTTTCCCATGCCTGTATCCATAAGCAAGGAAATGTATATGTTCAGTCCCGTACCGGAGACATTATTGTTCCTGCCGACCAAAGGAGCCAGCATTCCAAGACATGTAGCAATAGCGACGCCTCTATACGGATAGTGAGCCATTTCATAAGCTTGCTCGCACATCTCTCCGAACTTGCCAGGAGGCCAGTTGAAGTCGTCTGCTGTTGGAATGTTCTCTGGCAATTTGATCTCGGTTATGTTAGCCGAGTCTGCGTCTTCTTCTTGTTCTTTTGTCACCTTTTCAATAGCAGTTTGCGCACAATGCAAATGGTCACCTTCTGAGTACTCCGGAATAGGAGCAAGCGCAAGCATGATCGTGTCTAGATCACATCCTTTGTTCGCGAGCTTCATTGCAAGGCGCATGGCGGGTCCATGCTTATGACCTTGCTCTATGCTTTTCTTCAAGTCGTCTGGAGTGTCAATCTTTTCAACAGCATTTTCAGAAGACTTTTGTTTCTTTACTTTCGTAAGTCCATCAGGGCAGAACGCCAGTTTCAGAGCCTCAAATTCATAAGGGTCTTCACGAAGATATCTCACCTTTACTAGCTGAGGGTCTTTCTTCTGATGAAGGAATCCAGGAATGCGAAGAACGCGAGCTAGATCTCTAGCTTGCGGATCGCATCCATAGCAATCCACCATCACTTGCATCAAAGACTCCCACTCTTCGCGGTCGTCTGTTGACGTCAGCCAGTAATAATGAAATTTCCCTCTGCTTGATTGAACGATCAGATTTGGTTTTAACGGCCATTCTGATCTTGGATTCTCCCTTGGCGCATCGTCCTCTACCCAGATCGCTCTCGCGGTCTTGAACATTCTCTTTGTTCTTTTGCGACCGAGGTCTTGTTGCTTGTCCAATTCGTTGACGCAAAAGAAAACTCCTCTTCCTTTTTTGTTGTCTCTTACCAGTTTCGGAAGAGCTTCTTCGAAGGAAGAGTGGTAATGATAGAACGTTCCAGACTCTTTGTCATTTACTGTTGCGAATATCTGTTTTCCAGGAAAATGCGATAAGAATTTTACCGCTGATTTCATCGGTTCTCCATCGCGAGTTACAGGTGAAAAGGTGGGACATACATTGTAGCTTAAAAAACAATTAAAAGCAATTTTGCAATTTGCAATCATAGCGAAAATGAGTGATAATATAATCACCGCAAAGGAGAAGGTTATGACCGACATGAATCACATGAAAAAGTTTCAAAACGAATGCAACAGAATCAAGGGAGTTTCAGCAGGTTTCGTGGATGCGATGGGAAACGAATACATCGTCGTTATGACGAAAAGTCAAAGGAGGGAAGATCTCAAGTATATCCGGGTTAATTTTCAACAGATGGACTTTGCACATGTTTATCCATGCGAGGTCGTACTGAAGCCTGAAAGGATTGACAATCTGATTAAAGCCGCGAGTAGCCTATGTGCAGTAACAAATAGCAAGCCGGAGTTGACCGCGCTGATCAAGGCAATCAGCGACATGGGGAACTGATATGAAAATCCAGAAGATCATCCGACAGCATCGCAGAGATTTCACCGCGATCTACGAATGCGAGCATTGCGGTCATGAAATCGAAGCCAGCGGATACGACGATGACAATTTTCACAGAAACGTAATCCCTTTATGGGAGTGCGATAACTGTCAAGAAAAGTCGACGGATAGTTATCGTCCAATTCAGACGAAGTATGCCGAAGGAGAAGTCGTATGAAAAGCTGGCATACTCTTTTCACGGTTGCACTTCTCCTTGTGGCGCTATACACGACGAAAGAGATCATTGATCTCAGGATGAGTCACGTTTATGTCACGGATTATCCTGACACGACAAGGATATGTACAAGAGAGAATGTAACTTGCGTTGGAACATTCGTGAACCGGAATCAACCAGAAGTTCTTTACGTCTGTTCTGATTATGTAAAGATTCTCGTTAAACCTGAACGAGATGTCTGCGTTGAAAGACGCAAATTTACCAACCTGACGGAGGAAACAAATGGAAGACTTTGAACTGAAAATTGAAAACGTCAAGAAGTCTATCGACGAATTGACCGGCGAAGTAAGGCAAATGAGGAAAGTTCTCGATCAGGCCTTTTCTCTGACAACAGATGACGCGCCGAAAAGAGCTTATCGCGTTGACGATGGCTTCTCGGTTGGGACTTCGATGGGGTGTCGGCGACATAAAGCGATCGATGAGGTCCTGGATCGTTTCTCTGTCGGAGACAGATTCGAGAAAATGGTGGCGCAGAACGCGATTCGCTGGTTTGGTTTCTCTCCCGTGGATTATCCCGAGCTTGCACCTGAAAGCGAAGAAGAAAGGGAAGCTCTCCTTTTCTCCTACAATCGCAATTTCTTCCTCACCATGATTGACGTTGAGCTCGGAGAATTCGCGGTACAGAATGTTCCTGGTTCTTCCTCTCGCAGCACAAACATCTCTCATTATGGGGTCGTCTATGTGAACAGCAACAAGACCCCGAGCGAATGGGCTGAAAGTCATGCGAAGGAACTTCTGAACGCTCCTGAAAGGTACAGGAAGATCGTAGAGCGTCAGGAAGCTCTGAACAAGGACGGAAGGGTAGGTCCGCGTCCATCACCTCTGCCGCCTGGATATGATCTATGATTGGATTTCTTCTCATAGGTTTCATGTCTCTAAGCGTTGAATTCGACCTGAATGAAGTTTTTAGCTGTCAGGTCCAAGACGCGCGATACAACGCTGACGATCTTGTTATGAAAGTCACTTGCAACGACGAGTTGATCTTCAAAGACTCTTTCGAAGGAGGTCAAGATTGCAATTTCATGACTTGTGAAGGAGTCTGCCCTCCGACTTGCATTCCTTTTTAGTCAGCGTACAATGACAGGTGAGGTCGTTCTCGCGACCTCACTTCCTCTTCGCAAAGGGACAAACATGAAAATCAGATATTACATTTTCGACTCTTCTGATGAAGACTGCGAAATTCCAATAAAAGGAGAATTGATTCTCCTTCATGTCAATTCCTGTCGTTCGAGTCACTGCATTCATTTTTATGTGAAGGAAGATTCGGAAAGAAGAAATTACATTCACTCAAGAGACACTGGCGAAGAAGTTCCTGACGGAGCAAAGCATTTCGCTAGTCTTCCTCATCCTGAAAGACCCACTTTCGTGAAGCATTTCTTCTCTTCTTTCAAAGAGGTTTGACAATGATCAATCCATCCAAAAAAATCAAAGACTGAAAATCTGCATCGTTGTTTTGCTAGTCTTGCCGCAGACAATGAAGGCTGCGAAGTCACTGTGAACAAGGAAGAGTTTCGGACCATTCTCGAAGAACATGTCCGCCTCTGTTCCAGAGAGCATGAAATCGCAAAGATTCTGAATCAGTCCGATAGGTTATTCGTTACCATGACTCTCGCAGGAGATTAAACGTCATGAGAAAAGTCATTTTGAGATCAGAAATGAATGTCGGCGAAGTCAGTGGGTTCATCACTTTCGACGCAGTTGACATGAAGCTTTTAGAAGTTCGCTTCTATAAAGGGAGAATTTCTTTCTGGCATCTTGTTTCGGATCACGGAAGCAAAACATTCAGGATTTCACAAGAAGTGAAGTGTTTGCTGACAGGTCAATACTTCTCTGACGATCACGTTAAAGGACTTGATTATGTCAAAACCATAATCGTTCCTCCTCCTGTCAATTTCATTCAACATATTTTTATTTCTTCATGGAAGAAGGTGGCAAAATGAACCCGGAAATCAAGTTTCTTCGTTGCGGCAAAAGAATCTACGAACTGAATGAAGATCAGAGCAAAGTCGTCAAGGACATGGCATTCGCTTCTCACAATGGAGCGAAAAGAAAGTCTCGCGAACTTCAGGCTGGAACTCAGCCGGGGACTACTCTGAAAGTCGTTTCCAAGATGCCGAGGAAATTCAATTGACTTTCATGAAGCCGAGACTTGACGACGAACATCTCTATGCTTGCACGAGATGCAGTCTCAGATACAGAACTGGATTTAGGAGAACGACATGATTGGAATGTTCGCGGTTGGGCTTTTTCTCGCTGCTACTTTTCTTGGAATTCAAGGAGAGGACGCTTCTGGAGTTTTGTTTGTCGGAGTGATTGCTTTTCTTGTCCATCTACTCGTCGAAGACGACGAGTATACAAACGGTCGCTGAAATGAACGATCCTGACAAAGTAAGAGAATGGTTTGAAAGAATCAGCCCTGAGGAAAGACGAGCTCAGATTGACGCGGAAAGGATGGTTGCTTTGATGGAAGACAGAGAACACAAAAGGATGATGGAAAGTGTTCTCAGGAAACTCGTCATGTCGCTAGGATCAGAAGTAGTTTATAGAGTTTTTGATCTTGCGCTGAAAGTCACTTTCTTGGTCCTGTTTTTCAGTCAGTCCGCAAGACAATGAACGATCATCTTGGAATAAGCGAGGAGAAGTTCGCTTCTCTCAATCTTAGCATCAAGGACGTGATAAAGGTTCTGCCTCTTTTCGGACCGGGCGATGAAACGCCCAAGATGAAAGGGTCTTTCGTTCAGAAACCTTTCACCTATGTCAATCTTTTGCATTACATTGACAATTGCGGACCGTCATTTATGATTGGCCAGCCAGAGCCACGTCATAAGATAGCGAAAGCTATTTTTGACAAATGCGATAACGCGAGAAAGGTTATCGTCTATTCTTACATAGAATGGTATGAGGAACAGCTTCCCTGAGAACTGCTATTCATGTCATTCTTTATGGAGTCTTCAATGCCGAAAGTAAGAATTAGAGGATCGTCGCGATCTACATATACATGACAATCGGCTGTTTAATCTATAGAGGAGTCTAATCGTCTCCTCTATTTATGAGAGCCTGATCATTCAGGTCAGATGACCAAAATCAAATAGGCGGTCTCGAATGAAAGATTCAATTTCCTGTCCGGATATCTTGACTGTTGTTATCCGAGACGATTCTCCGATGATCTTTTGCGGCGACTCGCCGTCGTATCGAAGCGTTCAAATTCGTTTGACCAATGAGCAAAAATCATCGCTCAATCTTGTAGAATACGAGTCTTTCAGTAGTTGCTGGATTGAACCTTTGCAGAAAATCGAGAAGGTGAAAGAATTCAATCCGGACACCATCCGACGGACGAAGAGCTGAAAATGCTTTTTCAGCGCGCTATCAATCGCGATCTTGGCTAGAAAAGAGAGTCTCGAAAGCAAAAGGTGAGATTGCCGCGATGATTCAATCAGCACTACAAACTCTTGTCCAAGAAAAATCAGTGAACAATAAACAGGAAAGGATGATGAGTGAATGACATTCATAATAGCCAAAAAGAATCTGTCTTGTGTACGGACGCATCCGTTGATCCGATTTCTGGCGCTATAGGGATCGCCTGCATTCTTAAATCTTCTGACATGGAGTATGAAATATCAACGGGAACTTCTTTCTACAGCATCGACTTTGCCAAGCCGCATCTTGCGGAAATAATCTCGATTGTTTACGGCATAAAATTTGCGAGCACTGTCTTGAATGAAGGTTCACGAGTTGCAATTTTCAATGATTGTATGCCTTCTGTGAAGGAATTAAACTCTTGGAGAAAGCAAGATAAATTCCAAGGCAAAGTTCCTGAAATGGAGTTTGTCTTTGACATGTTCAAAGAACTACAATCCAAATTTCTCTCAATGAGAGTCTTGCATGTACACGGTCATAGATGCCCTTCAAAAGGAATGGTATATAGCTTCAATGCTATCGTAGATTCAAAAGCAAGAATATTGATGCAAACAATCAGAAACAAGAAATCAAACGCTTGGAGGAAGACATGAACAGTGAATATGAAAACAATGACATCATTGCTGATCAAGAACTTGCAAGACTGATCAAATTATTGGGAGATTCTGTCAAAGACATGAGCTCTGTCCTGTCAAGCATAAAACAAGCCGCCGGCAAAGCCGCCACAAGGCCCGCAAACCAGCTAGGCGCGACCGTAGGCCAGCACCAGCCCACCGGCGCGCCTAGTGACGTTAACAAAGCCGCCAGCGGCACCAGCAGCGCGTTTAATAGCGGTGATAATGCAACGCCTCAGAGAAGGACAATGTCTGAGATTGAAAATTCGTACCATGATCGCGCTCAGATTGAACAAGAGATCAGTATCATTTGCCATTGCTTCAACAAAGACATTCACGAGCTTTTCAAAAGATTTAATGTGCCGATGAGAGGCTCTTTTATCCATAGGTCTATGCTTTACGATGAAGTAGGAGGCAGAGTTACATCTATTCCTCAGGTCGTGCTTTTGTTGGATGAGATGAGCGAAATCTAAGGAGTCGGTCATGGCTGATGAATGGACTCTTCTTATGACTGGTCTTAATCATGGATTAGTTGGAAAGAAGGGAAAAGAATTTGAAAGTCATCCGGCAACTTATCCAAGAGTAGACGTCGTCAGATCTTTTCTCGCGGATAAGAGAGTTTACAAAGAAACGCTGGAAGCCTTATATAGCGTCAACAGGTCTTTGCGGAAAGAATTGTTAGAAGTTTTTCATGGAGATGAAAGAAGCGAAGACTTTCTTGCTGGTTTTGAACATGCCATCAATTTCCTTGCAGAAGAAATTCTCTCAAGAGAATCCAAAGGTAAATTCAAGTGAATGACGATTCAAGACCGATCGCTGTTTCTTTGTCTTGCACAAATTGGGACTCTCCTGACAGACTTGCTTCTGATGACGAAGGAAAGCTAAGATGCCCTCATTGCCATGGTCTTATGATAGCGATTTACAAAAACGAACAGGACTTCTTTAATGAGAGCGATTTCAAGAAGAATAAAGCAGATTATCTTTTCACCCTCGGTAAATGTTTCTCAGATATTGCCGAAATCAGAAAAGAAAGGAGAAAAAAAAGTTTCCTCAGTTTTTATGTTCATTTACGTCTTGTCAATTAGCTGGTTGATAGCAATTTGTATCGCGATACTTTCGCACGGAGAAGTGTCACCTGGATGCCAACTCAAGGCAGACGGCTTCATGTCAATCAAAGAGGTATGTGATGAGTGACAGAGCATATCAGGACAGCGGATATGATGATCAGCAGAGAGACAAAAGCATGAATATATTTTTCCTTCATAGCAAGCCGTCTATCGCAGCTACTTATCATTGCAATTTACATGTCAACAAGATGAGGTCAGAGTCTTGTCTGATGTTGTCAGCTGCTTGGCATGTTCTAGCAAAAATCCACGATGTTGAAAAAGACAATTTCGTTTCCAATATTCTAGCCAACATCAATAAGCTGGGATATCCTTCTCATCCTTGTTCCAGATGGGTCAGAGAACATTCTCTGAACTATATCTGGCTTTTCAAGTTAGCTCAGGCTCTTTGCAGAGAACACGAACTTAGGTTCGGGTCGGATAAAGAGACTCATCTGACTTTTCAAATGCTTGAAAAGCATCTTAGATTTGTCCCTAATCTTTTCCCTGATAATCTGCATGGAGAAATCATTGACGCTAATCAGATCAGGATCAAATCTTGGGGAACAGAACCTGTTCTATGCATGCCTGCTCAATGTCAAGTAAAAGGAGACCCAGTTCAATCTTATAGAAACTATTACAGAGATGAAAAAGCTCATTTGCATTATTGGGGAGAAGTCCCAAGACCTTCATGGCTATAGCTTGCTTATCTCATTATTTTAATGGTAAAATAGTCATTCCAACAGGAGAGCAACATGACCATTTTTCTTTTGTTCATTTTTTCGATCGCTTACACGATCGCCAGTGTGCGTCTGATGACTTACTCGGAAGAGAGATACGATGATTTCGTCAATCTTTTAGACGAGTCTCAGTCTTTGCTTTCTACCGGATCAGAGTTTGTTGACAACATCCTTCACTTCTTTCTTTTGGTCGTCTTTGTCATCTTGATGCCTCTGATCTTCGTTTTCTTCTTTATCAGAGAGGTGATCAGAAATGCCTATTAAAGTTCGCACGACCAAATCCGTAAAGAATCACGGGATCAAGGTCATCGTTTATGGCAAAGCTGGCGTCGGAAAGACTTCCTTGCTGGCAACCGCACCGAATCCAATCATCATCTCGTGCGAATCGGGTCTCCTGTCAATCGCTGACAACGACATTCCTTACATTGAGATCGGCTCTATCAAAGACCTCCATGAAGCTTACCAGTTTCTTTCTGACAACGATGATTACGACACGATCTGCCTGGACTCAATCAGCGAGATCGCGGAGATTCTTCTTTCAGAGCTGAAAGCTACCACGAAAGACCCGCGACAAGCTTATGGAGAACTCGCGGACAAGATGACGAAGATGATTCGCTTGTTTCGCGACATCAAGAACAAGAACGTTGTCTTTGTCGCCAAGTCGTCAAGACTGAAAGACGAGAACGGAATTCTCATGCACAATGTTTCCATGCCTGGAAACAATCTTGTTCAGAACGTTCCATTCTTCTTCGATGAAGTTTTTCACATGACTTTCATGAAAGGTGATGACGGCAAAGATTATCGAGTTGTCTTGACCGCGTCTGGATACAATCATGAAGCCAAGGATCGCAGTGGAAAGCTGAAAGCAATTGAACCGCCTGACCTCTCTTACATCTTCAAAAAGATCCAGGGAGAGCAGTCGGAAGAAAGTGACAAAGAAATCCCTGAAGACTTCAAGGAGATCGAGGATGAAGAAGACGAAGTCGAAGGAAGCCCCGACAGCGACTCTTTCGAGTCGGCTCCTCCTGACGAGTTTTGACGAAAACGGAAATCCAATTATCAAAGTTCTTCGATATGTGGAAACTGCTCAGCATATCGGAGAAGAGAGGGCCAGGAAACTGGACATGATCTCAAAAGACGAAGAGCAGTAATCAAGGAGAAAAGAAAATGGCAAAATTGCCAAGTGCATTCAAGAGCGACGAGCATCAAGCTCCGGCTTACGAGCCGATCTCTCCCGGGACGTACATCGCGAAGATTGTGGAGTCCGAATGGAAGGACTGTTCACCGAGCGCGAAGGATCCGAACGGGAAGTATGTCAAGCTGACAATCCGTCTGGAGCCCAATCAGGAATTCGCAGGTCGCAGCATCTGGGTCAATCTCAATCTCGTCAACAAGAATGAGACAGCAGTGGAAATCGCAAACGGCGAACTGTCTGCGGTCGCTCAGGCTTGCGGCAAGAAGATCATCCAAGACACCGAAGAGCTTCATGGAATTCCTTTCAAAATCAAGGTTGGGGTTCGCAAGGACAATCGCGGTGATGATTATCCGGACACGAACGTGATCCGCGCCTATGAAGCTCTGGAGTACGGAGACGTTGATGAAGATGCAGAAGCAGCTTCTACCAAGAAGAAAGGGAAGGCTCCGTGGGATTGACTGGTCAATAGCACAGACGTCCCGTTTTGATTGAGTTGATTTTTACCGAGTCCTGATAAGGTCCTCCTGCCTGCGACTCACTCGGTAACAAACGTCCGGCTTCTGAGAACCAGGGTGAAGCTGGACACTTTTTACCTAACAAGGAACTCTCTGATGACAAACGCAAGCAAATACGATCTGAAGAAATATCAAAATCTTTCTCGAAAGACAGCGATTTATCCTGAAGACGTCGGTCTCGCTTATGAAACTCTTGGTCTCTGTTCTGAAGTAGGAGAACTGCTGGAAAATTGCACTGCTATCCCTCACAAAGTTGATCATGCAAAACTGGTCGGAGAGTTCGGAGGAGTGCTCTGGTATACTGCGAGACTTTGCGACAGGCTGGAACTTTCCATGCATGACGTCTTTGAATGCGGTCTGGAATCAGCTCCTGGTATGATCTTTCTTTCAATCTATTCTGGTCTCTTCGCTAACAAAGCGAAGAAAGTTCTTCGCGATCATAAAAGTCAAATGAACGAAGAAAGCAAGAAGGCGATGCAAAATCTCTTGATCAATTTTGTCGCTTCTTACAAAGGAGCTTTGACAAAATTTAATTTGACAGTTGATCAGGTGGCAGAATACAATCTTGATCAGCTCTTCTCTCGTCAGGAACGCGGCAAGCTCGGTGGAGACGGTGATGACAGATAATTACACTGATCGTGTCATGCAAGAAAGCGACAGGCTCAGCCCCTTTGAGTCTGCAAAGAGAGATAAAGAACCTGTCTTTTCAGAACAGTATGTTGAAACCATAACTGTTGAAAAGCTTCAGCAGAAAATTTTGAGATTCGAATCGCACATGGGAAGACAGCCTTCTGAAATCAGGATCAGCAATTTCCTTTTCAAAGAGTTACGAAAAGAATTGGACCTAGACAGGTTTCGCTTCTTATTTGATTCTGACTTAGAGGGTAACTACAAATTCATGGGCATCCCGTTGAAAGTCGAGGAAACTGTTTTCTTCAACGTTGATCTGGCTTTGTGACATGGCGAAAATAAGTGAAGTAACTTCACTGCATCTAGCCATTGAAGGCGAAATCCTATTGAGGTCAGTCAAAGACGACGCAAAGAACCGAAGATATTATCTCGGTTATTCAGGTTTCAATCAAGAATGTCCGCGACGCTCATGGTACGATTTCCGACTTGCTTCTGATCATCCTTCTCCTGATGCGAGAGTAAGAAGGATAATGGAAAGAGGTAATCTAGAAGAAGCAAGGATCATTCGAGATTTAAAACTTGCGGGGATTGAAGTATTCCGCGTGAAAGACGGCGTGGAAATAGAGATGACCGGAGAGATCGGAGAAGAACAAGAAGAACTTGTAGGCTACAAGGGTCATTCCAAAGGTCATCCTGATGGAAGAGTCAGAAATGTCCCATTGCACGACCCAAATGAAGTGATGCTTTTAGAGATGAAGACTATGTCAAAGTCTTCTTTCTCCAAATATGTTTCTGTTGGTCTGAAAGAGCACAGTCACTCTTATTGGGGTCAAATCCAAATTTACATGGGAGAAATGAATCTCCTAAAAACTCTATATGTCGTCACAAATAAAGACAATGAGAGACGAGATTATAGAGTCATCGATTTTGATCAAGCAGACTTTGAAGACCTGAAAAGGAAAGAAGAATATTTGATAAACAGTGGAGCTCCTCCTGTAAAGTCTTTCAAGATGGGACACTTCAAGTGCGACTATTGTCCACACAATCTTGTCTGTCATCTAGGCAAAGGACCGAGAGTAACCTGTCGTTCATGCGCTAATTTACAAATCAAAGAAAACGGTATTTTTCGTTGCGGTCTTTCAGGAGAGAAACTTTCAGTGAAAGATCAACTGTCGGCTTGCAATCGCTACAAAAGACTGTTTTAATAAACCTTTCGCAAAGGAGATCAGAAGATGGACTTTCAGCAAGAATTGGCGAAAAGGGCTTTGAGCAAAATAGAAAATAATGAACCTCTGAATTTCAGACTGATAGATGATAAAAGGATTGAACCTTCATCTGTCATCAGTCTTGCTTTAACTTTTCTTCTATTGGAAACTTGCATTGAATTTTGCGAAGAAGAAGTTCCTGAGTCTACCGCGACAATCGACATCAAGAAGATAATTGAAGGCGTTAAACAACAAAGTAAAGTCAAGACGACATTTCCACAAGTTTTCGACTTTGTTGGTGGAAATCAAGATGAATGGATTTCTGCTCTCAGGGGAGCAGAGATGAAATCGGGCTTTATCGTGAAAGCGGAAACAATTGTTGAAGCGACTAAAATATCAAAAATGGTTTCTCAGATCGGCATTTTAGTCCAGATTTCAAGACTGAAGAAGCTGGCATTATGAGCGAGCATGATTTCTTTGTCGAGCGGCCTTATCAAGAAGAGGCCGCTGACTCTGCCGTCAAATATCTAAATGAAAATAACTGGAAGAAAAATCCAGTTATTGTTCTTCCTACTGGCACTGGCAAAACTATCGTTCTTGCTGGTCTTTGTGACAGACTTCTAACTGCTCATCCTTCTAAGACGATTCTTGTTCTTTCTCATTCTGCTGAGATCATAGATCAAGACTATGAAGCTCTTGCTTTTCACTTCGGTGACGGAATTGGAGTGTATAGCAGCGGTCTTGGATATCGAGAGATTGAAAAGATAACCGTCGCTGGAATTCAATCTGTAAACAGGAATAGAGAGCTGTTTTCTCATTTTGATTTCGTTATCGTTGACGAAGCTCACACGATAAATCCTGGTCAGAAAGGAATGTACAGAACTCTTTTCAGCGAAATGAGTCCTGAACCAGTCGTAATAGGATTAACGGCGTCACCTTATCGGCTTGGCACTGGATACATTCACGAAGGGTCAGATTCTGTTTTTGACGACATCGTTTGCGATTACTCCAGCGGAGAAAAATTCCATTCTTTGATCAAAGACGGATATCTTTGTCGTCTAATCGGCAAAAGAACTAATTACGAGATGGACGTCAGCGGAGTGAAAATCACTGCCGGTGATTTCAACAACAAACAGCTATCTCAGAAACTCAACAGAGAAGACATCACAAGAATCGCCGTAGAAGAGGTCATCCAGTTCGGAAAGAATTACAAGAAATGGCTATTCTTTGCAATCGATATAGATCACGCTGAAAGCATAACAAGGATGCTAAAAAATCGTGGTATATCAGCAGGATGCGTCCATTCAAAAATGGAAGAAAGCAGAGATCCGATTCTAAAAGACTTCAAAGACGGCAAATTGAAAGCTATCGTCAACGTGAATGTTTTGACGACCGGTTTCAATGTTCCTGATATTGATCTGATCGCAATGATGCGCCCGACAAGTTCGCCAGTCATCCACATTCAAACTCTGGGGAGAGGAACAAGACCTTTCCCAGGAAAGACTCACTGTTTCGTGCTTGACTTTGGAGGAAACATTAAACGCCTCGGAACTATCGATGACATTGTCATTAAAAAGAAAAAGAAAAAGAAAGGCTCAGGCGGAGTTTGCGCGAAGGAATGCAAGAACTGTAGTGCGCTGAATCACATCAGAGCTAAAGTTTGTGATGCTTGCGGTGAAGAGTTTGAGATAAAAGAGAAACTTCGCACGACTGCTGACAGTGCGGACGCGATTCGCAGTAAGATTTTTACTGGAAAGGAAGAGTTCGAAGTTATTATAGAAGAAGCGAATTTGCACAGAAAGTATGGAATGCCTGATAGCGTTGAAGTCACTTTCCATTGCAAGCAAAGAAATTTCAAAACATGGGTTTGCTTGGAACATGGAGGATACGCTAGTGCGAAAGCTCAAGTGTTCGTTTCAAGGCGATTTGACAATCCTCCTAAGACCACGAAAGAGTTAATTGAAAGATATCACGAATCTAGAAAGACGACTAAAATAAAAGTTGACTTTTCTGATCCTAAATTTCCAGAAGTGATCAACACGAAAGTGTCTTTCTCGGAAAAAGTTGAAAAGATAGAAATCCCTTTTTAATCTGATTTTTTGCTTAATTAACCGACCTCTTCAGGTCGGTTTTTTGGGAAAATTTTAGGCAAAATCAGAAAATGGACATTTTTTTGACCAGAAATTAAATTGAAAAATGGTCATTTTTTGACCAAATTTTCCTTTTTTTTGTAAATCCAAATTCGCTGTAAGTCCGGTAGAATAAGGGATTTTTTCATTTTTTTCGGAAAATCCTTGTTTTTCGGAAAAAATCCTGTAGAATGAATTTTTGTAGCAAATAACACGCGAGCGAGCGCAAAACGCAAACAAGGAGAAACAACATGAGCATTGACAAAATCAAAGACCGCATTAAGAAACTTCTTCGCATGGCCGAAGACACAAGTTCTCCCAATGAAGCCGCGATTGCGGCTTCCCGAGCTCAGAAGCTGATGCGTCAGTATCAGCTAGATCACGCTGACATTGTCATGGAAGATTTGGACGACCCAGACCAATTGATTTATTCTGAGGTCGGCGAATCTTATCGGAAGATGCCTGGATGGATGCAGTCTATTTCAGTAAGCATTGCAAGAGCGACTGAAACTCAGGTGAGACTTTCCAGGACTTTTAACAATCGTTTCATTCTCAGATTTGAAGGATACAAGCCAGATGTCGAACTTTGCGAATGGCTGATGACATATCTGATGGGTCAAATTGAAAATCAGGTGAAAGCTGAGAAGATTCTGAACAAGAGATTCCCTGCTGACGCGTATGTGAATTCTCCTACAAAGTATCTGTCTTCCTTCAGAGAAGGACTTGCTGCTGGCATCAGGAAAAAGCTGTCAGAATTCTACGCTGAAGGTTCCGAACAAGTCAGCGATACTTCAAGAAGCATGATTATCGCTAAAAACAATGCGATCGGCAACAAGTTCGGATTTGCCAGATACGAAAAAAGGTCCGTCAGTGGTAGAGACCGCTCAGCCTATGCCGCTGGGAACATGGCGTCCCGAAACGTATCGGTGTCGCGCGGCATTACTACTGGCGCTCCTAGCGAAAAGGGTGGACAAAAATTGCTCAGTTAATATATTGGTCAAAAATTGTCCATTAAAAAATGGTCAAAAAATGTCCAGAAAAAGTTCTTGCAAAAACAGGCGCGTTCATTTATAATTCACTTACTGGCAATTTCGCCAGCTAATCCGCAAATAGGAGAATTAACATGGCAACTCGCAACTTCGCAATCAACCGTGATTTCGTGGCCTTCCGTCAGGGCGAATTCGTTTCCTACTCTGTCAACGAGTCCTCGGGAGAATTCATTCTCAACGAAGACAGTGACTTCACGAAAGCGACTCTCGTCGAAATCGCCGAAGCGAATGATTTGCAAATCAATCTCAGTCTCAAGAAGACTGAATTCCACAACGAACTTCTCAATCAACTCTCAAGCAAGGAAATTCCTACCATGGACCAGAAGCCGCAAACCGAACTCGTCAAGGAAATCGTTCAGCAGGGATCAGAGTCCGGCATGAGCGATGATGACATGCTGATCAAGATTGTCGAGGCCGGTATCAAGTTCAGCGCCGCGATGAAAATGTTCCGCGATGCACAGCAATCGCTCGGACTTCGCCTCACCGCGAAAAATCGTCGTGAATTCGTTGCTGACATCCTGGGAGACGATTTTGCGCCTACCAGCATCGACGAGCTGAACGTTGCAATCGCGAAGGTCGCCACTCATGACGCAATCTCCGAAGCTCAAGCTCGCGGTTCGGTGCGCAAGTATCTCCGCGATCATGAGCGCGAAATTCCGGCTGCTGCGAAAGCCGCTGTCTCTGGCGGCATCCGAGGAAAGGTCCTGGACTTCCTGGTCGAGAATCCTTCCGCGACCTCGGGCGAACTCCAGAGCTTCATCTCTGACAATCAGCCTGACGAAGACAAGGCGAAGAAGCTGGCTCGCTGGTCTACCAACTATCTCGTTCTCGCGAATCGTCTCGCGACCAGCCTGGAAAGCTGATTCGTCTCAGTTTTCTCAGTAAGGAAAAAGTCCGGATTCGTCCGGACTTTTTTTTTGACTTGTGCTCACCAGCGTCCCTAGCGCTCCTAGCGCCCGAGCAGCAGGTCTTTGAAGCGTTCGGAGACGACAGATGTCCTTGGAAAGTCTACGCGAAAGTATTGAAAACATTTACTGAAGACTCATCAGTCGATACTTTTCATCTTTTTGATTTGCAATCAGAAACTGTTCTTGTGGTAAAATAGCTGTTCGGCTATCTGACTAGGAAAATCTCATGCGCCAATCAATGATGCCCGACGTCTATATCATCGGGTCCCCGAGAGCGGGGACGACCTCTTTATATCATCTGCTTGACTCTCATCCTCAGATCTGCGGAACGAGACCGAAAGAGCCGATGTTCTTTGAACACGATGCCAGCATCGGTTCAAGAGGTCATGCTTTCGCCACAGAGCATTACTCTGGCGAAGACTTGATAATGACAGCTAACACGCGCCTATGCTGGATCAAATATTGCGCCGAGAGAGTTTGGTACTTCTCACCTAATGCAAAGATATTTCTTTGTGTCCGCAACCCGATAGAAAGATTCTATTCTCATTGGTCTTTCTTGCGGAACAAGCTCTGTGGTCGTGAGCACAGAGGATTTGACGAAGTGGTGAGAGGATCTATATCTTCCTTTGACCCTCATGCTTTCTGGGAAGAATCTGAAATCATTCCAAAGAGCGATCGGTATGCTGGATATTATATTGACCATCTTCTTCATTGCGGATTGTATTCAGAAGCATATCGAAGATATGCTAGATTCTATGGACCAGAGAATATTATGATCGTTCCTGTCGGATCTCTTGAAAAGAAGAGATTGGGAATTTTTCGTCATATTGGTATGGACGGGTCTTTGGCTCTGCCAGACAAGAAAGTAAAGATCGACAAACGATGGCCGAGTATAGACCGTGAGTCTTCTATGAATGCGGAACAGATTTGGAAAAAATATCCCAGGTCCTACGAGATGCTCTACACTTTCTATCATCCACACAATGTAGACCTTTCTAGACATCTTCCAAATAATGAAGATGCAATTGAAATCCTTGGAGCCGAGCTATGATATTTCTTGATACAGAAACTACTGGTCTTCTAAGTGCGACAGTCAACGAATTAGAGAATCAGCCAAGAATTACTGAGATAGCAATGGTGAAGACCACTGACGATTTAGATTTTGTTGATCAAATGGAAACTCTGATTGACCCTCAGACATTGATAAATGATCAGGTGTCGAAAATTACTGGAATAACGTCTGACATGGTTAAAGGCAAGCCGACATTCCCAGAGATTTACATGGATGTCGCGAATTTCTTTGTTGGAGAGACGACTGTAGTCGCTCATAATTGTTCATTTGACATGGGTATGCTCTGGGTCGAGCTTGCAAGAATGGAGAGAGAATTCCATTTCCCATGGCCGATAAATTGGATATGCACAGTTGAGAAGTCTTATCATATCTCTCGTTGCAGATTGAAGCTCAGAGATTTACACTATAACGCAGCTGGTTCGTTTCACGACGAGAAAGCTCATAGAGCGATGGAAGACGTATACGCTCTGATTCGTTGCTTCAAATGGATGAAAAAGGAAAACATGGTATGATCAATATCGCTCTTCGCTCTGAGTACTCTTTCAAACAGACTTTCTGTTTTCTCAGCGCAATGATCGAACAAGACCCAAATGAAATAATTGGAGTAGCCGATCTAAATAATACATACTCTCATTATAAATTTGAAGCTTTGTGTCACAAGAATTCTAAGGCTCCGTTGTTCGGCGTTCGTCTTATGGTAGTGAGAGATCCGACTTCGCGTCCTAAAGGAAGAGGGCAGTTCGGTCACGTCTATGTTTTCATAGCCAAGAACCATGACGGTCTAAAAGAAATCTATGAACTAACAACTCTCGCTACTCGTAACTTTTTTTATAGACCATTGGTCGGTCTAGTTGACGTTTGGAAGCTCAGTGACAATGTAGTAGTAATTGCAGAAAGCTATGAACTCGCTGAAAGAGTCGATTATCTTGGCATCTCTTTTCGGACTCCGAAATATTTAATTGAAAAAAGCGCTCTTCCCAAAGTCGCGATGAGTTCACATTCTTATGTGAGACCCGAAGACAGAGAAGTTTTTGAAATATTCCAAGGGAACAATTTTTCTGGAAATACTTATCCAGGACACATCCTCACAGAAAAAGAGTGGATGATCTACTTTAACGATCAGTCCGCTGTAGATAATACATACGTCATCGCCGAAAAATGCAAAGGAGTCAAGCTTAAGAAAGCCACTCCGATCATTTACGACTCCGGAGAAGACATTGTTGGTCTTTGCATAGAAGGAGCGAAGAAGAAAGGCATTGACTTTAACGACCCTGTCTACAAGAACAGATTTGAGCACGAAATGGAATTGATAAAAAGCAAAGGATTCGTGGATTATTTTTTGATTGTTTCAGACATGGTCCGACATGCAAAAAAGACGATGTTGGTAGGTCCTGGTCGTGGGTCAGCCGGAGGTAGTCTCGTCTGCTATCTTCTTGACATCACAGCAGTTGATCCAATAAAATACAACTTGCTTTTTGAAAGGTTTATCAATCCGACTCGTTTAGACCTTCCTGACATAGACGTAGACTTTCCAGACAAATATCGTCATAAAGTCACAGAGAGACTCACAGACAAATATGGCGAAAATCATGTTAATCATCTTGGTTTAATCGCAACGATGAAGCCTAGAGGAACAATCCGTCTCTTTGCAAAGAGAACCTTCGTTCCAGAACAAGAGATCGATGCAGTCTTGACAGGTGTCGTGACTCGCTCAACCGGAGACGTTCGTTTCTCAAATTGCATTGACGATACATTAAAAGAGACTCAGTCTGGAAGAGACCTGCTAGAGAAATATCCTCGCATGTCTCTGTGCGGAAGAATTGAAGGTCATGCAAGCAATTCTGGAATTCATGCTGCCGCGATGATTGTCACTAACGAGGAGCTTTTCAACTTCGCCGCGACCGATGAGAGGAGCGGCGCGATAATGCTTGAAAAGTCAGACACGAAGATAAATGAAATGTTGAAGATTGACTGTCTTGGTCTCAAGACTTTGACAATCTTGCAAGAAACTGCGGAGCTCGCAGGATTTGACTGGCATGAATATTACAGATTAGACTTTGAAGACGACAATGTCTTTAAACAGTTTCGTGAAGTTAACACTCGCGGGATATTTCAGTTTGAAGGATATGCTTTGCAGAATTTATGCAGATCAATCAAAGTCAAGAACCTTGACGACATATCCGCGATCAATGCTTTGTCTCGCCCTGGACCTTTGCACGGAGGATCAACCGCGAAGTTCGCAGAGATGCATTCAGGAGGGGTGGAGCCAGAACCTATCGTGGACCATCCTGTAGTTCGGAAAATAACTGACTTGACGCTTGGCAATCTAGTTTATCAAGAGCAAATTATGGAGTTAGCTCGCGATCTTGCCGGTCTTGGTCCAGAGGCTGTCGCTCAGGTAAGAAAGCTGGTAGCAAATCGTCAAGGAGGAGAAGCTTTTGAGAGGATGAAAGAAGAGTTTATTAAAGGAGCAACAGACAACGGTCTTGACGCTGAGAAAGCTGATTTTCTTTGGGGAAGGATGGTTACGTTTGGATCTTATGGATTTAATAAATCTCATTCGGTAGCATACGGCATCATCAGTTACTGGACAGCATGGGCGAAGTTTTATTACCCGACTGAATTCGCTTGTTCTTTCCTCAACAACACCTCTGACCTGAATGACAAAAGAAAACTACTGAGAGAGATGACTGATAAGTACAAAGTTAAAGTTCGAGTTTTCGATGAAGAGGTTTCTGGCGTGAAATGGGAAATACACAAAGGCGTCATCGTTGGACCTTATACGAACATTAAAGGGATCGGAGTAGCTGGAGCTAAGAAACTTGTGTCTTGTAGAAACAAAGGAGAGACTCCTCCTCCTGGTCTCTTAAGGAAGCTTTTCAGTTCAGAAAATGAAATGGCAACAATTTTCCCTTGTCGCGACTATTGGGGAGAACTTTGGGACGATCCAGAAGCTTTTGGATTGCCCTATCCTCCAACAGAAATAGAGAAAGTGACAAAGAAAGGTGAATACATTATCGTTGGAAAGCTCGTGAGGAGAAATGTACGAGACCTAAACGAAGAATCAAACGTTCGTAAAAGAGGCGGAGAAGTTTACGAGACCGACACATATCTAATGAATATGACGGTGGAAGATGACACAGACAGCGCGATATGTCGGATAAGCAGACAAGACTTCGGAAAGCTCGCGAAACCGATAATAAATACAGGACGAGAAGGGATAGACTGGTATTTAATAAAAGGGAACATCATTTCAGACGAATTCAGGATGTTCTTTGTAAAGTCTATCTATTGCCTTGGAGACGGCATCACAGAAACAATCGAGGACATAAGATAATGAAGCAAATCATCGGAGCAGGTTTCAGCGGGCTCATCGCAGCCACTCAGTTCAGGACCGCAGACGTTTTTGAAATAAGTAAGAGATTTCAGTCACACAATGCACTTTTGCGTTTCAAGACCGACGTCATTTCTCGCATTACTGGAATTCCTTTTAGAAAGGTCAGAGTTCAGAAAAATATTTGCATTGACGGGTCTGTCAAAGAATCGACAGACATATTTCTATGCAATCTGTACAGCAGAAAAGTTACAGGGAAGATTCTTAACAGAAGTATCGCAGACATAAGAACTGTAGATCGTTTCGTAGCGCCAAATGACTTCTATGACAAACTTATAGAAGTCGTCGGAGAAAGTCGGATACACTGGGAGGAAACAACTGACTTCGTTGGAAACGACCTTCAAGTTCTTTCTACTATCCCGATGAACGTCATAGCAAAAATGACACCTCTTGGGAGAATATTGAGAGACCAGTCTTTCGATTATAAGAACATCCTGGTATACGTCGGGACAGTAAAAAACTCAGATGTGTTTCAGACGATGTATTTTCCAGGACCAGAGACTTCAATTTATCGAGCATCGATAACTGGAGACAAAATCATCATCGAGTCACTGTCTGACTTAAAGGAAGAAGACCTTCGATATGCTATGAATTCTTTTGGCATTTCCATTGAAGACATAGAAGAAGGTCGTCTTGTAAAAAGACCTCAGCGTTATGGTAAAATAAGTCCTATTGACGAGAGAGCCAGAAGAGCTTTCGTTCTAGCGCTCACCGCTAATCACAATATCTATTCCATCGGAAGGTTCGCGGTCTGGAAAAATATTTTGTTGGATGACTTAGCAGGAGACATTGAACTGGTGAAAAAGATTTCCGCGAATGACGAGTATCGAAAACTAATTGAAATGTCTTTAAATGACGATTCGTAAAGGAGATGGTTATGAAAGTTGAATTGTTGAGGGCAACGCCAGACGCATTGGATCTTCTTTTGTCCACAAAGAACACTCGCCTCAAATTTCATTCTGATCCCGCTGAATGGAGTGACGAAGAAAAGATCGAGCATCTTCTTTATATGAGAGACACTATAAAGTCTTCATGGGAATTTGTAGATTATGTATTCAGGATCAGCGGAGTGAGCCGTTCTTTCACTCATCAACTCGTCCGAACTAGAACTGGAGCTTATGCTCAAGAATCTCGAAGAGCGATCGACGCTTCTACTAGCAGTGCAATTCCTTTAGATTTTATTCATCCAGAGTCTCTATCGGAATATGAAGAATATACCGACAAGTCTATGGAGGTTTATAAGAGGATGATAGACCGCGGCGAACAGCGTCAAGTCGCGAGAGGAGTTTTGACAGAAACGATCGAAACTAGCATCATCGCGAAATTCAATCTCCGGACTCTTCACGAGACAGCAAAAGTTAGAATGTGCGTCCGCGCACAGAGTGAATATCAAGATGTGTTTAGGATGATGAGAGAAGAGGTCATCCGAGTTCATCCTTGGGTAGAGACAGCAGGTTTTATTGAAGTGTCCTGCGTTTCTGATGGAGTTTGCGCTTTCCCGAGATGGGGTAAAGACAATTGTCCTGTTTATGACTCTTCGATGGACAGAACGAAAGCAAAAGAGATCGCGAAAGAGAAGTTTTGGAGAACTAGATTTGAAGCAAATCCAGAAGCTTCTAGAGGGAAGTCAAAGTGAAATCGATAAACGTAACATCAGGAATTAAAGTCAACGTAATAGACTTGGACGGATGCTTGTCAGATGACAGGCACAGAAGAAGTTTAGCGATGGAAGGAAAATACGACGAATATAACGAGAAATGTAATTTAGACTTTCCGTGCAATCTAGAAATTTTGTTGCCATTGATGCAGAACTACATTATTCTAAGCAGCAGACACGAGTCTGAATTTCACAAGACCTTACTTTGGCTTAAAGAACATCAGATCCCTCTTCCGATTGAGATTCATTTGAGGCCGGAAGGAAACAAAGACTCAAGTCCAGTTTTGAAAAAGAAAATGCTGCTATCCCTCGTTGAGAGAGGGTATGAAATCATGACCGCAGTTGATGACAGAGAACACGTGACCGAAATGTATTCTGCTTTCGGAATAGAAAATGTTTTTCTATTAAAAGCTGGAGTCAAAAACAGATTAAACCCGGTCCAGGTTCTTCAAAAAGCAATAAAGATTCAAGAGGAGAGGCAAAAAAGATACGGAACTATCTATCAACAAATTGGCGGTATAATGAAAGGCATGTTCCCCAATGGAGTCCTCCTTGATAAAGAGGAAGACTTCGTTAGGTTTTGTCTTTTTCACATGACCGTCACAAAATTGACAAGATATGCCGGAGCCTTCAAAAAAGGAGGAGACTTTGACTCCGCGCTAGATCTCTCTAACTACGGTTCTTTTCTCGCGAGCCTCACAGAAGAGAATGAGGAAAGTAATGAATAAGGCATAAATGCTTGCTTTAGAAGGAGGTCTGTTTGAACCCTTCTAAAGACAATTTTGAAAGTGAAGAGGAGAAAGGCATGAAGTCAATAAGAAAAACGCTGTATAAACTTGACGGCCGCGGCAAAATCAGAGTTTGGTCAATTGAGCCAGCATACAATGAGAACGGTTTTTACGTTACGTCTGGATTAGAGTTCGGCGAGAAGCAAGAGAAATTCATCGAAGTGGAAGAAAATATGTCTGGTCGCGACATAGTTGAACAGATAGACTTGGAAGTCGCCGCTCGCATTAAAAAGAAGATGGACATCGGTCACAAAGAGTCAAAAGCTCAAGCAATCTTCGGTAAAGACAGAGACGCGAAAGGCAATCTCAGACCGATGCTTGCTCACAAGTTTGAAGATCATTCAGTGGACTGGTCCAAAGCATGGATCCAACCAAAATTCGATGGTCATCGATGCTTGATAGAATGCCGGGAAGGAGAAAGACCGAGAGCATATTCTCGATTGGGAAATCCTATAAACACGATTGACCACATTTTTGACAAACTTGTTGACGTTCCTGGAGACGTCTTATTAGACGGAGAACTCTACATCCACGGACAGCAGCTTCAAAGGATCACCTCTCTTGTCAAAAAAGTTCAGCCTGACAATCGTTTTCTAGGATATAGACTATACGATATCGTTGACAGAGCTCTCAATTTTGAACAGAGACTTCATTCAATGCTCTGTCTGAGCGAACACGTTAAATTTCAAGAAGGGGATTGCAACATAAAACTCGCTTTGACTTCAATGGTGAAAAGCGAACAAGAAGCAAGAGACAGGTTCAGAGTTTTCAGAGAAAAAGGTTTTGAAGGAGCTATGATCCGCATCAGCGATCGTGGATATGAAATCGGCAAGAGGAGCAAGAGTCTACTGAAAATGAAAGAATTTCACGATCAAGAATTTACTGTCGTTGAAATTCAAAGCTCAGCAGACGGATGGGCGATTCTAATTTGCGAAGTTACAGTCGGCAAATACTTCCGATGCTCTTCACCAGGAAACGTCACGGCAAAAGAGAAAATTCTTCGTAACTCACCCCATTACATCGGAAGAAAAGTAACAGTTAAATTTTCTCATTGGACAGACGAAGGTCTTCCTTTTCATCCAGTAGCAATCAGATTCAGAGAGGACGTATGAAAAAAGAATTGAAACTAGGCAAAGCTCCAACACTCGTCCCGAGGTCAAAGCTTGAAGAGAGCGAAAAGATCAGGAAGGACGTGGAAGAGTTCGTCAAGAACGGAGGTAAGATAAAAAAGATGAAAAACGGAGAAATTGTCTGGGACGGAGGTAAAGTCAGATGAGACTTTCTATAGGAGACAGAGTCGTTCTTAAGAAAGACATAGTGTCTTTCGCAAAAGGAACGAAAGGGCTTGTCGTCGACGACTACTCGTCAGGAATTATGGTCGCATGGGAAACCGAAGAAAGACCAATGCCCGACAAATCTTGTACAGAGATAGCAACGATGTTTGCTATCGATCCTAGATGCCCTTTCAGAGATGGTTTCTCAAACGACGAGATCGAAGAATTCCTTGAAAGAATGGGTCTCGATTGAGACCCATTCAGTTTTGACAGAAGAGGGAGAGCACTCTTCATGCCAAAGCAAATCAAACCAGAAATCAAAGACTGTACAGTGCCTCCAAACCGCGCCAGCAGCGCCAGCAGCGCCAGCAGCGCCAGCAGCGCCAGCAGCGCCAGCAGCGCCAGCAGCGCCAGCAGCGCCAGCAGCGCCAGCAGCGCCAGCAGCGCCAGCAGCGCCAGCAGCGCCA